TGTGCAGTAATCAACTATAAGCCAGCCAGCAATCGAAAGCGAGAGGGTTAAGGTAAGGCAAAGGAATGAATCGAAAAGAGATTTTAGAATTGTGTTTATCATATTATTTTTATTTAGTTTTAAAGTTCTACCAATCCCAAGAGTTGACTTCTACGCCATTCTCAACAAGCAACTCGTTGAGTTCATCTTCGAGCTTTTCCAACTTGCTCCAAAGATCTTGTTTTTCGGAAGCAGAGAGAGAATGATTTCCAACATTCCGAGAAAGTTTGAGGGAAGCATCTTTAAGTATGCCTTTGATTTCGGCAATGCCTTTTTCGAGTTCTTTGATTGTTTCGTTTATTTCTATTTTCATAATTTTTTTTGTTTAGTCTTTCCTAAGTGTTATAAGTACATTATGACAGAAAACCGACAGATGGCAAACTTTATTTTCAAAAGAGAAGATCATTGTCGCAAGTCGTTGATTATCAGTAAGAAGAAAATGTAATTATTTTTCGATATTTGCGGAGGAATTTTGAAGAAAATCTCATCTCGACTTTTTTTTCTACAGAAACGGCTGAATCTCAACGCTTTACGACATTTTTTTTCGTTAAAAAACTGTATCTCATTGGCTATCAAGGCTTTGCGACGCGAGGGCCGTAGCGCCCCTCGTCCTAAGTTATTGACCTTGAGGGGGTTAGGGAAACAATTCGTTTTTTGCACGAAGAAAATCGTTGTTAGCTAATGATTACCAACTGTTTACGACAGAAAAAAAGTCGACAATTGTTTTTTAGGCGTTTTTGCTCCGCAGAGGGTCGATTTTATTTTATTTTTTATTTGATTGATTATCAACACTTTACGACTGCGAAAGTTAGCTGAATACGAATACCGTTGCAATTGAAAGGCATTCTGTCATAATGAAGGTATGATAATTAAGAAAGACTTTAACCACATCGCTCAGGCAATCGCCTTGGCTAACGCTAACGGCAACGCCGTTTCTGACAAGTTTGCAAGCTTGAATGCTGACCTCTTAGGTCAAAAGCTCGCCGAAGATTTTACTGTTGAGCATGGCACTCAACACGCTTCAGATCGTGAGATCGAGCAAGAATTTGTTTCCCTCGATGCAGTCGAGTCAGACAAGGACGACATTGACGAAGACGATGAAGAGTCTACCGATATGTCTTGCGTCAGCGAAGCATTCTCCGATCTCTTCGACACAATCGAATGCTGAGAAAGCTATAACCAAAAAAAACACAAAATTATGTTCATACTACAATCAATTCCTTTCGCCTCAAAATCTGGATGGGTCAACGAGACCATTCCACTAATCAAGCGTCATGCTCACGCATTGCTTGAAGCTCGCAAGGCTAACGCTACAGGAACAAGACGCTTCCGCATCATTCGACTGTCTGATGGTTTCGCTACTCATGGGTAATGAGCAAGGGCAACAAGGTAAGGGTTCGCATTCCGTTCGTCTTCACTAAGTCAAGACCTCACAAGGTAAAGCGTAACACTCTACCACGCAAGGCAAAGCATAAGCAGGAGAAGTTTAACTAATGAGAGAATACAGAAATCTAATCATTTGCGGCGTCTTATACACCGCATTTGCTGGGCTAATGGTCGCGTGCTTCTATATCGGTTGCCTGATCAGCGTCGCAACTAACTGATAGCCAAGGCTTTACGCCTAGGGGGCCTCCCCCTGTGCCGTAAGCCCATGGTATGCAGGCACTTACGTGAGTAGTATAGTGCAAAACATTAGTTGAATGTTAGCCTTGACAAAGGGGTCTTTCTATAGTATTGTATAGGTATGAATAACAACAAAAACATAAACCTCGATGTGCTGAAGATGATACTGGATGCTACTACTCCGAGCAACCTTGCCAAGATACACGCCAAGGATACTGCACCTCGCACCCATACTGCCTTGACTAAGGATCAAGCGGGCAAGGCTTGCAGGGATCAAGCTCGTTGGCAAGCCCATACTACTGGCAACGCTTATGTTCTGTATGTACAAGCTCGCACCTATGACCATACCATGAGAGTGCAAGCCTATGGTAAGAATGCTTATCAAGCCGTTAGGCGTTACTACAATGGTCTCGATGGTAGCAATTGGACTTGGCAATGCACTAAGGTTATGGCTGTATATAGCTGTGCTAATGATCAAACCTGTAAGGCTGGCAAGCTACTACATGGTCAAGCTCAAGATAGGGCATAGAATAGGACACAAAGAAAATTGAATTATTTGCTTGCAGTTATCCAAAAAATTTAGTATTATTACATTATGATTAAAACAGAAATCGAAAGACTCGTTTCCCTCTTGCAAGCCATGACCTTGCAAAAGATGGAGGCATCACGCAACGGTAGGCAAAGAGAAGTTTTGCAAATTCAATCGGTGCAGGTTGACATTGACAACAAGATCCAAGAGCTAGAAAAACAACTCGCATGAAGCAATTTATCTTTCAAACTCTCCTGCGTTGCAACTATCATGTCGGCTTTTCAAAAGGTCGAGCATGGGTCAGAAAGTATTTCTGGAACTTGAAGTCTGCTGAAGACTTTGCAAGAAATTGCGAAGACTTCGGAAAAACAACTGTATGGCGTAAAGATTACAAGCGGATGTTTACCCATAACAATCTAGTCGACTACTCGACTCATCCAGATTCAAACAACTTCAGCACGAACATATAAGTAATGGTTTGGCTTGTATTATTTTCTCTTATCGTTGGAATTGTTCGTGGGGTTATGACTGAGTGAGTGAGTGAGTGAGTGCTTACCTAAGTGGTTGATTACCAGGCGCTTAAGGGGTAGCCCCCCCCCTATAGACCCCCCCCTTTTTTCAAAACGGTTCAAGGATCGTGTCTTTCTGTTAGGGGCGGGGGTGCTTTTTTTCAATATCCCACAGACTTTCGTGTGTACTATATACATATACTTTCATGCCAAGAGGAAAGAAAAACAATTTAGAAATATCTGACGAAATGCGCATTCAGGATGCGATGTCTACGTTGCATAAGACAAACATAAAGCTTAAGAAATTTAATTTTTCAAAAAAGCAACTTGAGTTACTCAAGATAATATTTGATAAAAACACAAAAATAATATTCATCAACGGTCCTGCTGGAACCAGCAAGACCTTCATGTCCATCTATGGGGCTCTGCAGCTTTATAATATGAACAATGAGTATAACATAACTTATGTTAGAACAATAATCGAGAGCGGTGACAGGAGCCTCGGTGCATTACCTGGGGAGATGCAAGAAAAGATAAACCCCTACATGATGCCTATGTACGATAAGCTGGACGAAATTCTTCACACTGGCGATTCCGTTAAAGTAAAAGAAAAAAAAATAATAACTGGACTCCCCATTAATTTTCTTCGTGGAGCATCTTGGATTGACGAGGTAGTTATAGCTGATGAATCACAAAACTTCACATTCAAAGAGCTAACAACTTTAATAACGCGATTAGGCAAAAACAGCAAATTATTAATATGCGGCGATCCCATGCAGAGTGATATAAATGGAAAGACAGGATTTAATGATATGCGCGCGATTTTCAATAATCCCGAGAGTGCGAAAAGAGGTATTCACTGCTTCAACTTTGACAAGAGTGACATTAAGCGTAGTGAAATACTCAAATTCATAATTGATAAGTTACAACACTACAAGAAATAGTGTAAAAACATTCTATGGCTTATACTACTGAGCAGCTCGGCGACACCATCAACTTCGCACACTCCGACCAAGTTGGTTCGACCCTTGCGATAAATGCAGCTGGGGGTAGGGTTGCCGCAACGGCCCCAAAAGGTGATGGGCAAGCGGATTATGCTGGGTACGTCACCGTATGGGACTTTCTCGAAAGCGTCTCAGACGGGAGCTATCTTTACGGGGAAGACGGCTGGAATCAAGTTGGCGGCATGGAGCTATACTCCGTTTTGGGCGGGCCAAATGCCAAACACGTGGGTGGAAACATCAAAGGGTTGGCGGCTGGCGACTTGGGCAATTCTTATGGCCCTGCGGGAGGAGTTTCGATTAATGCCGCAGGGGATGTAGTTGCAGTAGGATCGCACGATGCATCGCCAGGGGGGACAGTTCGGGTATTTAGATTCGATCCCACCGCTACGGAGACTTGGACCTCGGGCTCTCCAGCTACCGACGTAACAACTTATGATGGAGGCATTGGACGCGGAAAAGGCCAATGGAGGCAAATAGGCGGAGCTATCACTGGCACGGGGGAGAGTTCAGATTGGTTCGGCCAATGTATCAAACTGAACGCGGCTGGTAATGTAATTGTTATTTCTGAACATGGCTATGATCATGATCCTTCCTATCCCCAAACCGACGTAGATGACGTAGGACGAATACGGGTATTTTACCTTACAGGCGCCACTGGGTCTGAATCCTGGTCTCAAATGGGAAGTACAATTGAAGGAACTGATGAGGATGATCAATTTGGAGGGCCGTTAGCTTCCCACCAACTAGATATAAACGACGTTGGCGATGTAATAATATTTACCGAAGGAGATGCTATCAGCCCAGCTGCTCTCTTAGGGCCCACAGGAGTCAGAGCCTACAGATTCACAGGTGATCCATCCTCGGGTTCTTGGAGCCAACTTGGCAGCACCCTGACTTTCGCTTCGATTTCGGGTAGCGATTATGATCGATTTGGCTTTTCTTGCGCCTTAAATGCCCATGGAAATGTTATTGTCGTAGGCGCTCCTGGCGAAGACTCTGGGGGGAACTATGCGGGATGTGCACTGACATATAAATGGAACGCATCAACCCCAGCGTGGGACAATCTTGGTTGGAGCGGAAGCACTCCCCCTATAATGGGTGGCGCTGATAAAGAATCCCTCGGGACGGCGTGTTCAATTAACGGCGAAGGTGATATCGTTCTGGTTGGAGCATTTCCCGATTCGGACGGAACCCCTGTCCAATATAGCTACTTCAAGTTATATAAATACAACGGCAGTTCGTGGTCTCAAATTGGGGACACAGTATTTGGGCCCGAGGGAGGAGACCTCCCGTATTTCTACGATCAGGGCTATTTTGGGACAAGTTGTGACCTAAACTACGCTGGAGACAGGTTCGTTGTCGCTGATGCTCACGACGGGGCCTCGTCGGCGGCAAAAGGAGACATCAGGACATATTCAATATCAGAACTGCAGCCTTCTGATATTGCTGTTAGTCCTCCAGACCTCACTCAAATAGGGAGTGATATCACTCCAGGTTACGGAAGTCACGATATAGACGCAAATGATTTATGTACCAGAATTGCAGTTGGTCGCACAACGGCCAATAGTGACGAAGGTGATGTGCAAGTATATGGGCACGCCCTAGGCAGTACTGCGTGGACACAAATAGGAAGCAATATAACAGAAAACGGAGGCACTTCAGGCGACAATTTTGGAACAAAGGTGCGATTAAACGCGGCGGGGAATATTCTTCTTGTCGGCCATTATAAAAGCGACTCAAAAGACGGGAAAGTTCAAGTTTTTAGATGGGATCCCTTCGACGAAACCTGGGATTTTCTTGACGAAATTACAGGAGTTACGAGTGACGGAGCCCAGTTTGGCAGAGGTATTGCAATAAACGCTGCGGGGGATATCATTGCAGTCGGGCTCCCAGATCATGATGGTGCTCTCGATAATGCAGGCCAGGTTAAAATTTACAGATTTGGCACCGCCTCCCACTCTACGCGAGGAATGTGGGATGGTGCGGGGGGAAGCTATCAACTTGAACAAACCATATTGCCGCCCAGTTCCGATGATACTAATCCCGAATGGATGGGGACTGAAGTAGCTTTAAACGCTGCTGGCGATCAACTTGCCGTATCTCATCCAGCTTGGGACAATCCTGGAGGCTACATGGTTGGCCGAATAACCATATGGAACTATAACGGACCACTTGAAAGCACGTCGTCGGCATGGGAATTGGAAGCTGGAGATTCCACCAATACCTTGGAAGGTACAAACTGGCGGTTGGGGGGAGGCGAAAATCATGAAACCGCGACGACGCACGGTATCGGGACTATCGGAATAAGTACCGCAGGCGGGATTAGGGCTGGAGACGGTTACTACAAGCCAAGTATTGTTGTCGCTGGTGAACCAGGTGAGGACACGGGCGGCACCGACCGAGGGGGAGTCGCCGTATTTTCCAACCAACCAGACCGCGATGGTACTTGGCGCGAGTTAGGCTCTGCTGAAAGTCTAGCGGGCAGCAGCCAGAACAATTCGAACTTCGGGGCAGCGGTAGGAATTAATGGAGCAGGCAGTTGGATGGCTGTAGGTGAACCTGGTTATGACGCTGGTGCTGGAGCGGTGGGGCGGGTATATTTATATCACCTAGAAAAAGTCGTCTCAACCTGGACATGGGTCGAAAGAAAAGTGATTACTGGGAGTAGCACGTCTTATCCAATTGGGGGAGGGAGTAAACTTTGTTTGAATTGGGCTGGGGATAAGGTTATTTTTATCGCTACAGACTGGAACGCCACGACGAGCGGCAGAATCTCCGCATATCAACTGTCAACACCTCCCGATGCTTCGCCAACAGTAGCTAATGCCATCAGCGACGTTGCAGTTAGTGAAGATGCTGCAAATACTACAATAGACATAACGAACGTTTTCACCGATTCAGATAATGATGACTCTTTAATCACTAAAACCGCCTCGTCGAGCAACACTGGCCTTGTAACTGCGGTAACGAGCAGCACCAATGGAAATACCTTAACTTTGGATTATGTTGCGGATAGGCCGCTAGGTACAGCGGGAGGAACCGATACGGCCACAATTACGGTTACTGGAACTTCTAATGTTCTGACCGTAAATGACACTTTTTTAGTAACGGTTACTGCTGTTAATGATGCAATTTCCGTAACAAACCCAATTGCAGACTTTTCTGTTAATGAAGATGCAGCAGACACTACAATTGATTTAACCAATACTTTTGCCGATGCGGACGTTGCCAGCAGTGGAGATGTAACCAAGGCTGTTCAAAGTAATAGTAATACGGGCTTAGTAACCGCAACAATTGAAAGCAGTAATACTCTAAGATTGGCTTATACGGCCAATGCGAATGGGTCGGCCACCATCACCATTAGAGGTACGGCAGTAACGGGAGATTCGGTAGACGAAGCATTTGTAGTAACGGTTAATGCGGTTCAAGACGGTCCCGTAGTAGCTAATCCTCTGCCTAGTTACTCCCGTCATGTCAATAGGCCAGACCAGACTATTTCCTTAACTAATGTTTTTAGTGATCCAGAGGGGGATGCAATCACGAAGACGGTTCAGTCCATTTCTCCCAACAATACAAAGGTAGACGCCAGCATTGTTGGCGATACGCTAACCTTGACATATCCAGCATGGTCAGATACTGGAGACACTACGATTACCATCAGGGGAACATCGACTGGGGGATACATTGATAATTCTTTTGTCATAACGATAGAAAATAACGCACCAGTACTAGTAAGCTCTGGCGTTGGGACGAGAACTGCAACAATAGGAGATGGTAATATGACCATCGACCTATCTAATCTTTATACAGATCCAGATTACCCCACCTATCAATTCCAGGGAGCTCCCTCAAATTCAGCTATAGTTAAAACCATACAAACCGCAGGAAGCTCCAGCGTTGTCATTCCGTCAATTAGCGCATCTCCAGGTAATACTTTAACGCTTAATTTTCAGGCGATTGGCACTACAAGTGTTACCATTAGGGCGACTTCAGAAGGTCAATATTACGATGATACTTTCACTGTGGAGGTTGAGAATGTCGATCAATTACCTACGGTAAACGCGGCCATTTCCGACGTTACAAAAACAAAAAATCACGTTGCGGATCACACAATTGACTTGACCAATGTTTTCACTGATCCAGATGGGACTCCTACAAACACAAACATAGTTAAAACTATTTATTTTAATGGCAATCCTAACTTAGTTACCGCCTCGATAGCAGGCAATACCTTAACTCTTAATTTCCTCCGTCATATGGGGGAAGTCGGATATGCAGAAATAGGTGTTCGCGGAGACTCCAATGGTAAGTACGCATACGATTACTTTACGGTTATTGTTAACTCTAGCGCACCAACGGTGGCAAGTGCTATATTAGACGTATCCGTTGCGGAGGATGCGGCGAATACCACGATTGATTTAACTAGTGTTTTTACTGATGCTGATTTAGATTATGCAGCATATGTTGATGACTCCACTAATACAGATCTTGCCAGCGCTTATTCTTCCTATGTTAGCGGTGGCTCCGCCGCTACTGGCCCCTATATTTCAAATCTAAATAAAGCTGGTTGGGGCTACACTCATTGGACTAATTATGGATCGGGCGAGGCTCGGGCTGGGCTCGCGGGAGAAGCATCTACCAAAACAGCTTCGTCAAGCGATACGAGCCTAGTTACAGCCTCTGTGGCTGGAGAGACCTTAACTCTAGATTACCAGACCAATCAATTCGGGACCGCCACGATTACGGTAACCGCAACCGATCCAGACGGGGGTTCCCTCCCTAGAGTGCTATCTGCGGAGGACGCTTTTGATGTAACGGTAGCTTCTGATGGTTTGGCTGAATTTAGCATTGATAAATTGACAGCCATAAAGGTTTCCACAGATGAAATGCGTGATAAGGTCAATGAAATGATTGATCTAATTGTGCCATGGAGTCAGGATATAGATAGTCACGTTCAAAGTTCATCGAGTGTCGCAGCGAGCGTTGGGGTGTTAACTGGCACCATCGCCAATGGCGGCACAATACCTCTTCCCGCTGGATTTACACAAGCAGAATGTAAGTGGATGGTATCTGTTGGTTCAGTTTCTTCTTCACATGGAGATCATCATGCTAGTCACAACCTTACTCATACTGCAGATGCGTCACGCGTGGTGACAACAACTGGGATCGGAGGGGGCAGTGGAACTGCGAATTATATTATAATAGGAATAAAATAACATGAAAAGTATTATAGATAAAGATGGAAATTTTATGTTCACCTTTGAGGGGGGAGATATTAATTTAGATGATCCTTCGCTTGAAGGTTGTACGATTATTGAAGGTGATTCACCTTTGCAAGAATTGCATCAAAAAATGAAAGAAGAAGCAGATGCCGCAGTTCTCGCCGCAAACGCGGAGCGTGACCACGAACATGCGCATCTTGCAAGTTTAGAGCAGCGAATAGCTGGACTTGAGTCTCGCCTAGACGGTTAACGAATTGTTTTGTGATTTAGGATTAATAAGTGATACTAATCATAGAGTCTTGCCTGACCGAACCGCCTAGCGAAATTGCCTGCTTTAGAGATGTAACTTTATTTGCAAAAATATATGCATTTGAGGATATTTTATTAGAATGCAAAGAAGGCACTCGCAGTATGTATTGGAAATGGTTAAAACAATATGGAGCCCACGACTACATTTCCCAATTAATCAAGGATACGGAGAAAGAACAGGGGTTTACAATCAAAACCCGAAGAGCTAACCTCGTAACGGATCGAATAACCTGCGAGAACTTAAATGAAATAGTTACCCGCCTTCAGCGGGCGCGCCGCCTTCCGCTGTCTTGAGCAGTTCTTCAACTTGCTCTGGACTCATCGAATCAACTTCTCGCTTAGACTGGGAGATTACTTGGTTCTTCACTAATTGAAGCAAACTATTAAGCGGAATAAGCTGAAGAGACTCCGCTACGGAGGCGTTATTAAAATATTGATTAGCTAAAGCGTCTGCTGCTTTCGCTTTCGACTCGGCCTCATCCTTTAAGGAGGCTTCGCGCATCTCTTTGGGTTTATCTTCTTTTGACATATGAAATATCATATAAATAAAGGAAATTTATTCAAGAGTAACCCCTAAATTTATATCGGTCTGTTGAAGTTATTGCCCTTGTTGAGGGGGCTATAATATTCTGGCGCAAGAATGTCGATGTAATGTATTTGAACTTCGATTAATTCTTTTTGTTGCGTAATCGCTTCGTCTTGTTCTAGGATCACTTCCTTGAGGTAGGATGTTTCTTCCTGCTGCTTCCAGACAATTGCGCCTAAATAGGTAATAACTAAAATAAGCCCGTAGAATATGAACCTGTTCTGCATGCACTTATGTACACCGTAATAAAAAGGGGCTCACCGAAGTGAACCCCCCAATCAACCTTTTTAGCAAAGGACTATTTCTTTAAGCCAAGCTTAACGAGAACCTTGTATCCGATGCCTGTAAAGGCTTCGACGGCGGCTCCAACGAAAGCCCAGATAGCGATATCTAGTAATTCCATAGCAATTTTCCTCCTTGTAGTGTTTGGGGTTAGTAAAAAAGTTTACTTCTTCTCGTTAGGGAGTTGAGTTTTAACAAAAGTGTATCCTTGGCAAATCATTTCAATCATTCGATTAAGTCTCTTAATCTCTTTTTCCGCTTCACTTAGTTTTACACTCAGTTCTTGTATTATGGCAATTTCTTTATTCATTTTTGTTTAATATATATATGGTTTTTATTTTGGTATTTTCTTCGAAAAAGTTCAAAATCGTTGACTTGGAGTTTGTTGGGTAAGTGATCCAGTGCCAGTCCCTGAGGTCATCCGTTCCTTTTAGGAGGAAAATCGAGATGGTTTCTTGTGTTATTTGATTTATGTCTTTTGTTTCTGTTATATTAAAGCCTTGACTCCTTATGTATCTCTTTAGTTCTCGCGGGCATGTTATTGAATAAAAGCCATCATGAAGTATTCCAAGGATGCATCTATAGTGGGCTTGGTCCTTGTCCTGGATTTCCATTCCTATTTGAAGAGGGGCCTTGTTTATGTTGAACTTTTTGAAGGCGTCGCTTAGGGCGTCTGGGCCACAGCTAGTCAGGTGACATAGGTCATAGCCTTCTTTTCTGAATTTTTTATGCAATAAGGTTTCCTTTTTATTTAAGTAAGATAGAGATATGTGCCCGCACCCAGCAAATGCTAGGCTCACCGCCGCAAAAATTGCCGCTTGCAAAACTTTTCTCATCTACAATAGTTACACCCCTGCGCCTCCTTGGCGGGGAAAATATTAAAAATAATAAGGATGCAGATAAAGTTTCTGCAGATATCTTATTAATCTTCAATAGTTAGTGTAATTCCTCTTTAGGAATCTTATTATAAGTTATGGCGAATAAAAGGGTTAGGGATTTAGACGGCTTACCATCTTCCTCGATGGTACCTGCGTCGGATTTCTTGCTTGTTGACCAAGCTTCGGGAAAAACCGCAAAAATGACTGTTGGAGAAGTCGTTTCCAAGGTTCTTGGGGAGAATTCGACCGCCTCAGCTCTTGGGAGGCCGACGATATTTGCCAGTTCGGGGCACGGTAATGGAATAACACAAGTTGGATCCATGAGCGGCTCCTGGGCGGATGCGAACTTCGAGCCTTGGGCTATTTTTCGAGAGGGTTTCTTCTCGTACCGCTCAATCGTAGAGGGAACCATTTACTTTCAGCCTGTCGGCGTGGCAGGCGTTCTGGCGGGATATACCCCATCCCCACCAAACCTAACGTTCATTAAAGCGGGAAATAGTAACACGGTTCACGTTATAGGTATCACCACACAGTGGCCAGGTTCTTCAGAAGTTGCTATTTTGCAGGAAAGCTATTTAAACAGCCAGAGAAATTTTAATACTACCGCTCCCGAAGCGAATCTAGGATGGGCCAAAATAACCAACACCAACGCCGAAGCGGCGACCGCGGAAGCTCAGGGGGCGGGCCCGCCTTTTTATATGAAAATCAACACAAACGCAATTGCCTTTGTTCGGTCGAAAGGGGTGCAAAACGGTAATGATATTTCTAACGCACCTGGCAGCAGTGAGCTCGCCAATGCATCGTATGCTTTTCGCATATGGAGCTAATTCTTTTTGCCTTTTATTCTCTTGATTTCTTCTGGCAGAATTTTTGCCACCTTTTCTGGTTGGTTTTTTAGCATCAGTTCCGCTGGAGTAAATCCGTCTAAACGGGCATTTTCCGATTTCAACCATACAGTAGATTGATACGTATTAAGGTTTTTGCTTAATGTTTCTAGTATAGCTCTCTTAATCATACAATGCCAGTATGCACTATAATACACATTTTTTAAAATTTTTATATCAAATAGTGTATTAATATATATGGGTCCAGTTCTAAATACAATAATAGGGGCAGGAATTAAACTAGGAGCTAACCTGATAAATTTCTGGCTTGAACAGAAAAAACAAGATCAATTAGCCCTTGCTGCGAGAGATGAAAAGATGCTGGATGCTCTGATTAAAAGCCAAAACTCACAAGCAAAAGATCCTTTTGTTAAGGTTACAAGAAGAATACTATTCATGAGTATAACCTTTACCATGTGTTTTTTAATGATTTATTACGCCCTAAATCCTCACATATCTTACAGCCTCATTGTTCCTAAGGGTGATGGAGCAAAGTGGGGATTTTTTAGTTGGATTTCTGGAGGGGAGGAGTGGAAAGTGGTTCAAATGAGCGGTGGTCTAATGCTTGCTTCTTTTATGGATTTGTGTTTTATGGTTGTTGGCTTTTACGCAATACCAAGTAAGAGACGATGAGGGTATTGATTTTTAGTTTATTGGTTTTTATGTCTGGATGTGGAATATTGAAGAGATTTACTTCGTCTCCGACTCCAGTCCCAAACCCACCCCCTTATACTCAGAAGGAGGTGGAGTTTGAGAAAATTGACGTAAATAATGATGGCACAGTTACAGAAGAAGAGGTCGATAAGTTTAATCAAATTGCGGGAGTGCCAAACAAGGAATCGTATGATCCCTGGACCGCCGTTAAGTGGTTTTTTCTTCTTGTGATGACAATATGCGTTGCCTGCTGCGGGCCTTGGGCGGGACAAAAAATTAAGGAAAAAATAGGGCCATGGAAGTCGGACTAGAGCTCGGATACGCAGTCGCAGCTATAGTCTCTGCAATCGTTACGATTGGGAGTATGTGGTTTAAGAATAAAATTAAAGCCCGAAAGGATAAGGTTTTTAATTATGACCCTCAATTACATAGCAACGTAATGACTGCTCTGGAGTTTATGAGGGGCGAAACCGAAGCGGATAGGGTTTACATATTGGAGTTCCATAACGGAGAGCATTACTTTTCTGGAAGGAGTCAACAAAAATTCAGTTGCACATACGAGGTGGTTAATGAGGGAATTAGTCGGGAGGTCCAAAATCTACAAAACATAAGAATATCCAGCATGCATTATTTAATAAAAGATGTTGTTGCGGAAAATACATTTATTTGCAAGGATTCGGACAAATTCTGCGAGGACTTAAGCTTTAGATCCTTTATGGAGGCAAGGGGAATTAAAAGCATGTTCGCTAGACCCGTAAAAACTCTTGATGGAAAAATTATAGGCGTATTGGTTATGGATTTCGTTAAGGAGCGTAGGAAATGGGGAAATAATGCAGAGAGTTTCCTTAAAAAACAGGCTCGCATGATTAGCGGATATTTAGTATAATTGATTTTAAGCTCTTTATATTATATAATAGATTATGTCGTTTACCTATTGTAAGTCATGCGGTTACAAAAATATGTATACGCTTAGTGCGCCTAAATTTTGCGGAGGCTGTGGAAGTGAACTTTCTGAGTCGGATGTAGCCAAAGCATCTAAGCCAAAGCGCGTACCCTTAGAGAGGGAGAGTATCGAAGATTTTGACCCAGATGGACTAGATATATTTAAGGTTCCGAAGATTACCAAACTGTCGTATAGCGTAGAAATGGACCCATCAACTAAAATAAAGCTATCGGATCTAATTCCATTAGAAGAGCTAGACGGCTCTGAATTTGATAAAGGACAACAACCGAAAAAGCGTAGTTCATCCAAAAAACCTGCTAATGGCAGCAACGAAAAAACCAAAAAAACTTAAATACGAAGATCAGTCGCTCGAGATTGACGCAGAAATAAAAAAACGCAGGGGGAAATGGTTTTTAGATTCTCTTGCATGGTTTGACTTTGAAGATGTGGAGCAAATTATAAGAGCTCATATTTACAGAAAATGGGACCAATGGGATCAGATTCGACCCTTGCGGCCATGGGTTAATAAAATCATTACCAACCAAATGAAAAATATTTTGCGGAACAATTATAGTAATTTCGTTAGACCTTGCTTGGGTTGCCCATTCAATCAATCGGGCCCAGCAAAAGAAGGAGCTTCAGGCTCTCTTTGTGGGTTCACTTCAAGCGGGATGCAGGATTCCTCATGCCCCCTCTATGCAAAATGGGAAAGGACTAAAAAATCCGCATACGACATAAAGATGGCGCTAACCTTAGAAAACCATTGCCATGAAGTCCATGCTATGCACGATCTATCTTTTAATATAGAGGAGTCGCAGGACAGGTTGAACGTTTATATGGAGAAAATACTCTCAGCGAAACAGTTTACTGTTTATAAGTTGCTGTATATTGAAAATAAAGACGAAGAAGCCGTCGCTCAAGTTATGGGATATAAGACCAGCGAGAAAGGGAGGAAGGCGGGATATAAGCAAATTAAGAACCTAAAGAAGGTTTTCAAGCAGAAGGCTCAAGAAATATTAGAAACAGAAGATATTATTTCCGTAAGAACTGCCCCTCCATGGATTTAAGCAAAAAACAAAAAGAATTTATTTCGGGGAATCACGAAAAAATTACAGACCTTACGGAGTTAACTAGGGCAACGTTTGAGGAAGATAACCTGGATGGGCGAACTAAAGAAGGTCGAGCTGTTAGGGCGTATTTGGTAGAAATGGAGATGCCCTATGAAACAAAGCATGTTTACCCAAAGGAGGGTATTGAGCTGACCGAAGATCAAAGAGAGTTTGCCCTGAAGTCTGCGGAGGACGGAATGGATAGCGTTCAGATTGCATCAATTATATTTTCAGATCGACAAGTCAAGAGGTTAAGTAGGGAGTTTTGGGCGGTTCATAACTTTCTTGAAGAATATCATCCTGACGAAATTCACGCTTCTGAGGATGCGATAACGAAGAAATGGACCCCCCCGAAAGCAACAAGCAAGGTAATTAAAAAAATTAATGATTACTGTTTAAAATCTATAGATGAAGACAAGCTTGCTATTTTAGAAAAAAAGGGGATTGAGGCTCTGGGTTCGTTTTTAGCTTCTCCAAGATTGGTTCAGGTGATCAATACTTACGATAGTACAGAGGACAGGGTTTTGTTTGAGGCGGAGTTTGTTAGAGCTACTTGGGATAAGCCCGATCTAACCTCTGACGAAATTAATTTATATATTAATGTGTGCATGGATTATATTCATCTAAAAAATATTCAGGGTGCAATTAATAAACTAAACAGAATGTTTGACGATACGGAAGACCAAAGAGACCTAACTGTTCGCCTGGCAGAAATACTTAAAACCAAAAGCGAAGAATACAACCAATGCGAAAAACGAATGGAGTCTCTAATTCAGAAATTGCAGGGAGACAGGTCGAAGAGAATTTCGAGCAAGCAAAAACAGAACGCAAGCATTTTAGCATTAGTTCAACTTTTTCAAGAAGAAGAGGAAAGGGTCTTGATGGTTAAGATGGCAGAAATGCAAAAAAAGTTAGCAAAAAAGGAGACTGGTCGAATCGAGTCTATGCCCGACTGGAAGGCTAGGGTGTTGGGAATTTCAAAAGGAGATGTGATCTAATGATTAAGTGTGAAGTCTGCGGAGAAGAGTTTTCCTCTGATGGGGGGTTACATAGGCATATAAAAAAGCACGGCTTGACTATGGCGGAATATTATACCAAGTTTTATCCAAGGAATAACCTACTAACTGGAGATCCGCTGGCATTCAAAAATAAAGATCAGTATTTTAATCAAGACTTTAGTACGCGACAGCAATTACTTAAATGGTGCCAAACCGAAAGCGGGGATAAAGTAACCCCTTATATAAAAAAACTTTTAAGTAAGAGGATTTGCTCAAAAGATTTAAAGCTGGCCCCGTCTCATATAGAGCTAAGATTGAGCTCTCTACCAACCATTGATATTTATAGGCAACATTTCGGATCATATACTGAAGCCTGTAAGCAGGCTGGTGCAACCCTTATGTTTGGTTCTCATGCTCCCGAAGAGTTTCATAAACCCCTGGGGCGAGATGTTAAAATTTTCATAGACACAAGAGAGCAGCAGCCCCTTTCCTTCGCTGATTCAGAATCAATGAAGCTGGATTTCGGCGACTACGCAGTTGGCGGAGAGGATTATGCATATACATATGTTGACAGAAAGGGGGAGCAGGATTTTAAATCAACTTTAAGCAAAAACAACCTCGAAAGGTTTCGTAATGAGCTCGCGAGCGCACGGGAATTTAATAGTTATATGTATATCGTTGTAGAAAGCGACCTAAATCAAATCTATAAGCGCAATAGATGGGGTCCTCACCAGTCGAACTTAAGATACATTTATCATAACATGAGGGTATTTGCTCATGAATTTGCAGGGCACTGTCAGTTTTTATTTACAGGGAGTAGAGAAAACTCTCAAAAGCTTATACCAAAGCTATTGGTTATGGGAGATAAGTTATGGGATGTGGACTTGCAGTATTATATAGATAGAGATGGCGTGGGATAACGGAAATCAAGTTTCGAGAAATAAAGAATCCGATTTAAACCAAAGGATTCTCGCAATGAAGGGCACTCTGGATGAACGAGAGGCGAAGCTTTTGCTGTATAAATTTTTGAAAGAAAATATTACTTTCTCTACGGACTTGATTTCTGGAATAAAACTTTTTCCCTTTCAGCATATGGCTATTAAGGCAATGTTTGAGACTGATTATTTCTTAGGGGTTTGGTCTCGCGGTATGTCGAAGTCCTTTACTACGGCTGTATTTGCCTATCTAGACGCGATCTTTAATCAGGGAGTTGAGATAGGTATCTTGTCGAAATCCTTCAGGCAAGCGAAAATGATCTTCAAGAAAATAGAAGACATTGCCGCGAAGCCTCAGGCCGAATATTTAACCCAATGCATCACCCACAAATCAAAAAATAATGATGAGTGGTTGATGGAGATTGGGGAGTCGAGGATTCGAGCTCTTCCGTTGGGTGATGGAGAAAAGCTTCGCGGCTTTAGGTTTCATAGAATTATTATTGATGAGTTTGCCCTGATGCCAGAAAGGATTTACAATGAGGTTATAATACCATTCTTATCCGTCGTGGGCAACCCAACCCAAAGAGAAGATCTATATAATGCTGAAAGTGAATTAATAAAGGTGGGAAAGATGAAGGAGAAGGATCGTCATGCTTGGCCCAACAATAAACTTATAGCTCTGTCTTCTGCGTCATATAAGTTTGAGTATATGTATAAGGTTTATGAACAATTTGCGGATATGATCGAGGTGGGAAGCTCAAGCGCTTCTTCAGCTCATAGGACGATCATGCAATTTAGCTATGATTGCGCACCGAGAATGTTGTACGACCAAAACTTGCTAGACCAGGCCAAGTCCACCATGAGCCAAAGTCAATTCGATAGGGAGTTCGGTGCGGTGTTCACCGATGATAGTTCAGGTTACTTCAAGACCTCTAAGATGGCTTCTTGTACTTTAAAGGATGGGCAATCTCAGAGCGTGGAGGTTGCGGGTGAAGTTGGGGCGAAGTACATTTTAGCATTCGACCCGAGCTGGGCAGAGAGCGAAAGTAGCGACGATTTCGCTATGTCCGTATATAAATTAGACGATGAGAATCAAATGGGAACGATGGTTCACGCTTATGCGTTGTCTGGAGCAAGCTTAAAGCATCATATTTATTATTTTTATTATCTTTTGAAGCATTTTAATATAGTATCTGTCGTTGGAGACTACAACGGAGGGGTCCAATTCCTTAACGCAGCAAACGAGAGTAGTCTATTTAAGAAGAACAATATAAAAATCAATTGTATAAATACTAATTTTGATGATGTTGAAAATTATCAGAAGGCGTTAATTGAGGGTAAAAAGGAATATGATCTAAAAAACAAAACCATTTGTTATTTAAGAAAGCCTACTAGCCAATGGATACGGCGAGCCAATGAGTTGCTTCAGGCAAACTTCGACCACAAGAGAATTTTGTTTGCGTCCAGAGCTATAGACGATGCGTATAACGAGCAAAGGCGAAAAAAGATTCCGATTAAAAAAATACAATTCCTTAGAAATTCTGAAATGCTGGACGTACAAACCGATGCTGCGAAAATGATTGATTTAGTCGAGCATCAATTCGATATGCTAAATCTGGCAAAAACAGAGTGCGCCTTAATACAGATAAATTCTTCGCCGAACGGAACTCAAACTTTTGATCTCCCAAGCTCCTTGAAGAGACAAACTGGTCCAGAAAAAACAAGAAAGGATTCGTATTCCGCTCTAATTTTGGGAAACTGGATGATAAAGCTTTATTATGACATGATGGAGACTAAGGCGGAGAAGGTCGTCTCTACCTTTACTCCCATGTTTATAAAGTAGGTGTATCCATTGTCAATGGACCAGGAATACAAATATACCGCCATATTCGATAGTGTTGTCCACGCTTCAAATGGTTTGGAAGCGTCCAACATTAGTGAAGCCTCGCTTGAGGCCCTAAGGCCGCTTATCCCAGAAAGCGTTAGCTTGGATCGCAATATTGACTTAGTTGGCTTGGCGTTTAACGCTGCTGTCGTAAATAAATTTAACCGAAACGGAGATGGCATCGATAGCAATACAGCCGTAGCGATAAAGGATTACTTTATTCATAAACCCACAAACATAGAGCATGACAGGGAGAGGGTCGTCGGACATATTGTTTCTGCAGCATTCTCCAAACTGGGCGAAACCAATGAGTTAATAAGCCCAGAGGAAGCTTTTGCTACGGATGGTGCATATAATATTTCGCTTGGGGCTGTGGTTTATAAAACAGTCAGCAAAGAATTCTCTGATTTGGTTTTGCAGTCTACCGACAAGGATAGCGATTATTACCAAACCGTTTCCGCAAGCTGGGAGGTTGGCTTTAATGATTATGTGATTGCCTTAGGGGGAGATGACGTCGGAGAGGCGATAATTATCTCCAATGAGGAAGAGATTGAAAATTACACTCCATACCTTAAAGCGTTCGGCGGCAAGGGTAAACTACAGGACGGTACCGAAGTTAATAGATTGATCGTCGGAGATATTTATCCTTTGGGGATAGGGTTTACCTCCAACCCCGCTGCAGACGTAAAGGGGGTTTTTGTGGAAGGCGACTACCCAAAAGAAAAACCAGCTCCAAATGAGTCTATTGATAAAATCATTATTAAGAGCGAAAAAATTTCCCATTCCAAAAATGATAATGTACTTACTGAAGAACACAAGAACTATTTAAATACCATGGAAACCGAACAACTAATTAAAGAATTCCGAGCAACCCTCGACGAAAAGCTCACTCAGAAAGAGTTTTCCGAAGAAGCGGTAGCTAATATGACTAAAGTTTTTAGTGACGCAATCAAGGTTAAGAGCGAAGAATACTCCGCCAAGCTTGAGCAAGCTAATGCTGAAAAAGAAGATGCTGAAGAAGCCCACAATTCCCTTAAAGATAAGGTGAGCGAGGTTGAAGAGCAGCTTAAGTCTACAGAAGAAAAACTTTCTAGTCTAGAACAAGAGAACTCCTCGCGAGAAGCAGAGGTTCGTTTTAATTCTCGAATGGAAGCTCTAGACGAAGTTTATCAACTCGATGACGAAGATCGCAAGATTCTCGCATCTGAAGTTTCCGATCTTGATGATGCCGAAGATTCCTTCGCCGTATATCAAGAGAAGCTCGCTACTATTTGGAAGCATAAGAATAAGGAACGTATTTCCGCTCTCGCTACAGAAATGGAAGAAAAGATCTCCGCCGAAGTTGAAAAGCGTTTGGCAGAACTCAAAGATTCCAAGGCTGGAGAAAAAACCGAAGAGCTCAAAGAAACTTCAGAAGCAACGGAAGAAGCTTTAGACAATGTTAAAGCTGAAGACGCTGCAGTAACCAATAATAACGCGGAAGTTGCCGAAGAGCCTTCTCTTCGCGAACGTTTCGCAAAAACATTTAAAGATTCAGTAACAATTTCATTCTAACAATTTAGGAGAAAAAAACTATGGCTAAAAGAATACTACCATTCAGAGATTACAGTGAGCACGAAGTGTTTAATATGGCTGCACTCACAACTGTGGGCGCAACACTAACCAACTGGAAGCCCGATACGGCTCTTGCCGCTTTTGCAGCGGAGGGCAATGTATGGGACTCAGGTCTCGTTGTTTGTATCGACGACGCAGCCGTTCTTCCTGGAGACGTTCACACTCAAGATAGCACGCACGCTAACGAGCCCGATCTTCGAGGCTATTTAGGCGCAGCGCATGCTCAAAACACGACTCATGTTGGTTATGTCGCTTATCCTTCAGCGCCAATGAAGCTTAAAGCGCATATTGGTGGTGTTGCCACCGAAACCCCAATCGGGCTTACCCTTAAGGAAACGCTGGCTTATGATGAAAACATGGAGAAGATGCTCTATTATCCTCAGAAGTTGGACGAATGCCAAGGAGTTCTTCCTGGCCAAGCCGTTCCCGTTCTTATGAGGGGCCTAGTCCTTCTAGATTCAACCGCCTTTCATACCGCCGTACCCACCGTAGGAAAACTCATCGGGACAAGTACGGAAATCGCCGCCAAGAAAAACGATGGCCGACTGGGAGCTTTCACTGCTGTGGCTTTGGGCAACCTCAAGGAGGGTAGAATAGGAGTAGTCCTCGCAGCAAGTGCCGATGATAAGATCTTGTGCAAGTTAGACTTTATGGGCGCAGGATTGGGAGTGGCAGCGTAACAATTTATAACAATTTATAACGTCATTATAAAGGAATAAAAAAATGAAAATTACATTAGAAAGAACCCCCGAACAGGTAGAGCTCGTGAAAGCGATGGCGTCCAAGAACCGAGACGTCGCATACGAGGCCCAGACTGCGCTTGCCCAATTCATTGGGCCAGTTCTGGCACAAGTTGTCAATACGGCTCCTACGGTTTCTAACATGTTTAGCTCTCTCCAGTTTAATGCTGACGACAACGCCAGCATTCCTTTGGATCTCTACCATGATATTACCGACGAGGATTATATTCAGATCTGGAGCCAATCGGCCCCAGGCGGTTTGCCCACCAATCAAGTTGCTCCTTCGCAAAGCGAACTGAAGTTCACGACTTATACGCTTGACAGCGCCGTAAGTTTTGACAAACGTTACGCCTCGCGTTCACGCCTTGACGTAGTTAGCAAGACTTTCACTCGGGTCGCTCAGGAAATTCTCCTCAAGCAGGAGAAGACCGCTGCGACCATGATCATGACCGCTCTTGCAGCTGCTACTACCAATAGCACTAAGCATGTTATCCGTTCATCTCAAAAGGATAGGTTTTTACTCTCCGACCTCAACAAGCTGTTGACGAACTCCAAGAGGATCAATTCCTCATGGAGCGGTGGAACTCCCGCTGATCGTCGCGGACGCGGCATCACGGACCTCCTGGTCTCTCCTGAGATCGTGGAAGAAATTCGTGGATTGGCTTATAACCCAGTTAATACTCGTGGAGTTAGCTCAACGCAAACCATTACCTTGCCGAACCCAGCTAATGGGGCGGACATCACGGTAAACAACCCAGGCGGCGGAGTTATTCCTGCCACGGATAGTATGCGTGACGCTATTTATAATAGTGCTGGAATCCCAGAATTTTACGGAGTGTCGATCCAAGAGTTTAATGAACTTGGTGTTGGCGATAAAGCATGGAATGGTATTTTCGATGCAGCGCCAGCTGTAGCATACGACGACCACTATGCGGTGGCTGAACATGCTGGGCCCGCCAACTTCGCAAGCGCTACCGAGGAAATCTGCGTAGGTATCGATCTCTCTCGCGAGTCATTGATTCGTGCAGTAGCTCTCGATTCGGAATCTGGAGAAGAGTTCACTCTTGTCGCAGATGATCAATTCGTAAGCCGCCAATCTAAGATTGGTTACTATGGCTCCCTAGAGGAAGGCCGCGTGATCCTTGACGACAGGGTTCTCATGGGTCTGATCGTTTAAAATTTCAACCCCCAACTCTCAATCCACAAAAATCCACCTCGGTTCGGGGTGGATTTTTTGGTTATCACATTTATCATAAAATGTGTACTAAATTTTAATTAGGAACAAGGAAAAACTATGGCTACTAAAAAAACAAAAACCGCTTCAAAGAAGAAACAACCCAAGCTCGAAGAACTGAGCCAAACAACTGGCAAGGATTTCGATGCTCGGATCGCAAGGGCGAAAGAACTGGAGGAAGTCTTAGGTTTTCATAAATCAAGCCCCTTTAAGACTTCCGACCCAAAGGTTTTCGAAAAGATGCTTGAAGACATTAACTTGACCGACCTACAGGCTATGGCTGTTCGAGTTGGTGTATTTCCCTCTGGAAACAAGACCGTTCTAAGGAATAAGGTAAAAAGAGCATTTAATACTAGCCTCCATGGCCAGGGAAGTGTAACATTAGTTGGTAAACCAGTTGTAGAGCTGGACCCCAATAACCCAAAACACAAAAAAGTCTTAGACTATCTAAAAGATTAAACCATGAGCAAAATAGGCACCCTTGCAACAACAATCTATGATAATGAAATAGGTTTTGAGACTGGGGACGCCAGGGCAGTTGAAGTTTCGTTGGTATCTGGATGGCTACTCGGCCATTTGGGGGAATTGAATACTCGGATATATACTTGCCTTAGCGGAGAGAATCCCACGAGCCTCAACTTGGAAGAGCAGACTATTCTCGGAGAGATGTATCTGTCAAGTTATTATAGAAAAAAACAAAGAACAGTCTTAAGGGGGATCGACGGAAGTGTTGCTGGTTCCGCGGATTGGCAAACTATCAAGGAGGGGGATTCGATGATTGCGAAATCCAACCGCAATGCAACCGCTCAAAATTACCACCAAGCCCATTTAGCATCAGAGGAAAAATTGGGGAAATTGGTTAACGCCTACAATTTATACGGGGCCAATCCCAGTCAAGTGGCTGGCAAGGACGCCCCCATTACTGGACAATACGACAGTCCTGGTTTGAACGATTATTATAACTGACAATTGCTAAAATAAAGTGTAATTCATTTAGATGGACGAGCTCAAACCAGAAGAATCTACAGCTGACTACGGGAACGTAAGCAGAAAAACAAAATCCGAACTCTTTCATATTTGGAAGAAAGCAAGATATATGTACGATATGGTTGGGGATGATGAAGCCATGGAAACTTGGGTAAAAGACAAGATTAGGGTTGCTTACGAGGCTTTAGACGAAGCTTCTAGGTATACTGAATATGACCAAATGTTTCCCTCAAAAGATTCTGAGGAACCTAAGGAGGAAAACAATTTCCTCTCCAATGAAGACAAGCGGTATCCGACTCCAGTAATATCAGAAAGCGGCGACCAGTTTATAGGTCGCTGCATAACCGATGCAAATATGAAGCAACGATACCCCGAACAATCTGATCGATTTGTGGCCTGTATGCTTATTCATAACGATTCGCAAAAAAGGCCCCTATCTGACAACCCTGGAGAAAAATTCGAGGATCCAATGGAGCTAAAGAATGACGATTTAAGGGATCCCGACAAGCCTATTCTTCCTTAACTTTGTGGTGCAACTTCCCGCTTCTTGCGGAAAAGATTATATGGCCACCATCTTTTAGTTCGTCGTTGAGAATTAATTCCGACAATTCGTTTTCTATATGCTTTTGAAGCATTCTATTCACAGGACGCGCTCCAGATTTTTCTAATTCGGCTTTTTCGGCAATTACATTAATGAACGCTGGAGTTGCTTTTATTGTAATATTCTTTTTATTTAGTTTTTCTTGAATTTTCTTTATTTCGAGGCGAACTATCTTGCGCATGTCTTTTTTGTCGAAATGCTTAAATGAAATAATTGCACTTAGTCTACTAAGGAATTCTGGCTTAAAGGTCTTCTTTAATTCTTCTTTAATCCTATCCTTGGGAGTTTCCGTCTCTTTACTGGACATAAATCCAAGAGATTCCTTTTCCATGAGATGCGCCCCCACGTTTCCCGTCAGCATTATAATCGAATTTCTAAAACTTACCTGTCTTCCGAGGCTGTCGGTAAGGAACCCTTCTTCAAGAACTTGCAATAACATGTTTACGACGTCTGGGTGAGCCTTGTCTATTTCATCAAAGAGTACTACGCTATAGGGGTTTTTTCTTATTTTTTCAGTAAGCACTCCCCCTTCTTCGTGTCCCACGTACCCAGGCGCCGCACCGACCATTCTGCTTGAGGAAATCTTTTCGGAATATTCACTCATGTCAAGTTGTATAATTTTATCAGAACCTCCAAACATTATTTGAGAAACCATTTTGGATATATAGGTCTTTCCTGTTCCAGTCGGACCCAAAAGAAGAAAGCTGCCTATGGGCTTATTGTCGTCTTTCAGCCCAGATCTTGATCGAAGAATAGAATTAGAGATTTCCTCTATTGCTTTACTCTGACCAATTATATGTTTGTTCAGCGTGGACTTTAGACCTAATAGACGTTTGGACTCTAGCTTGGAGAGTTCTTGTACTGGAATTCCAGTCCTAGAGGATACGACCTCATAAACCTCTTTGGAGCAAACGGAGATTTTTTTGTTTTTATATTTGACCACCCACCTTGAAAGTATACTCTCATATTGATCTAATAAAGAAACCTGCTCTTCATGTACGTCGAACAACTCCGAATCCTTCATGGAATCCGCCTCTCTAATGGCTAATTCTTCTAATCGGTGTTCGATTTCCTTGGCTTTTTCGGGTCTGTGAATTTTTTTAATTTTTACCTTAGAGCCTACTTGGTCCATAATGTCGATGGCTTTATCTGGAAATTGTTTGTCTAGTATATATTTTGACGCCAATTCAGTAATGAGATCCAGAATTTGGTCGCTATAGCATATCCCGTGAAACTCTTCGTACCTAGAACGTATACCTTTTAAGATTTCCTTGGTTTCTGATATAGTAGGCTCAATAACGCCTACCGCCTGAAAGCGTCGGTCGAGGGCGCCATCCTTTAATATGCTTTTTTTATACTCTTCTTGAGTTGTTGCTCCAATGCATTTTATTTCTCCACGAGCAAGCAAGGGCTTTAACATATTTGCTGCGTCCATGCTGCCCTCTGCGGCCCCAGCTCCTATCAATGTGTGTATTTCATCTACAAATAAAATTATGTTCGGGTTTTTCTTTGCTTCGTCCATAATCTTCTTCAGTCTATCTTCGAATTGTCCCCTGTATTTTGTGCCCGCAATCAAGGCTCCTAGATCTAATCCGTAGATGGTTTTCCCAAGAAGAAAATCTGGAGCTTCGGCGGCACATATTCTCTGGGCGAGACCTTCGACTATAGCGGTTTTTCCTACGCCTGGATCCCCAAGGAGGATCGGATTGTTTTTTATTCGTCTACATAAGATTTCACAAACATCATTAATTTCCCTATCCTTGCCTATTATCTTATCGAATTTGCCGTCTTGGGCTAAGGAGTTGAGGTTGGACGCAAATTTATCCAAATAAGGGGATACGCATTCTTTAGTTTTTCCAAGAGGGGGGTTTTTCCAAGAAGTTTTCTTATCTTTCTTGTTTGAGGGAGAACCTGTTTCTTTTGTGAATCTCAGGTAATTCCTAACCTCCTCTATAACTGTTTCTGCGGAAACTCCTATTACTTTAAGATAGAACTCAGTTGGAGATGGGGAGTATTTTAACATGGACAGTAGTATATGTTCTAGCCCCACATACTCGTGCCCAAGTTTTTCGCTTAATGACGCGGAGACCTTGAGTACGATAGTGAAGTGTTCATCAAATACTGTTTCGTTGGGCGGATGATTCTTGCTGTCGAGAGATAATTGGCTCTCGATCTCTTCCTTCAGTAGGGAGGAATCAATGGACAGTATGTATAAAATTTCGTTTACTATTCCAGCATTTAAGTCAAGCATCCCGAAGAGCAAGTGCTCTAGAGTTATGATTGTGGCGTTGTATTTTTTTGCGATTCGTTTCGCTTGCCTGATCGCCTGTTGAGCCCTTGGCGTAAAGTTGGGCTTTTGCTTCATTGTCATTATTTACACTATTCCTACCTGATTTCGGACAGCTTCATATATATCTTTTCGTCCATAATTTTTAAGTTATCTAAAAATAAAATATCTTCCCCCTTAGAGCCATACATGATTACTATGTTGTTTTTCTTAGGGACATCGTTTCCTTTCTCTATATATCTATCGTATTTTTTCCCCCTCCTGCTATTAAGGAGCATGGCGTCGTATCTTCCTCTTTCGTCGGTTATAGTTAGTTTGATATATTTGTTTCCGTTCTTGCTGGTTCTCTTGAATGCATCCTCGATAACCCCTATGAATCGAGCGGAATCATTTTCATGCATAGAGTTATAGAAAACGGAGTCGTTTAGTTCTGCGGTTTGCTCTGGGAAAACGTTCTTTAGTCTTGTGCTGTGGCTATATCCAAGTAATTGAGTTTCGAAATACCAATTGGCAAAGTCTTCATATTTTTTATTTTTATCGTATATAGACTTATAGGGGTCGTATTTTTTCTTAAAGGTTTGAAATCTACTTTCCTTCATAAGCGCCCTGCCGTCATCTGCAACTAAGTTTTCATTCTTTGCGTCTGCGACTGCATTGAGCAGCTTGTAGTCGTATTTTGGACCAAGCTGTATAAAGTTTCTTTTTTCTCTTTCCGTTAAGAGGTTAAAGGCTTGAGCCTCCAAAGCCATAAGAGACCTATTGTCCCCCTTGCTTCCTAGGGCTCCAGCCTGGATCAGCGATGAAAGTATCCCTATATTTAGCCCTGCTTGTTTTGCTGAAAGAAATATGTCGTATTTCGTGGGGGTTTCGCTATCTCTAAAGTCTCTAAGCGCTTGCAGTGATTTTTCGCTAACGCCTTTTATGCTATTTAGACCAAATCGTATATTCTCTCCCTCGATAGAAAAATTCATTTTAGATTTCGCCAAATCGGGAGAAAGCAGCTTGATATTAAAGTGAGGTAACTCTTGGCAAATCCTTGCGATTTCCTCTTGCGGGGCGGGCTCGTATTGAGTCATCTTAAGCAAGGACACAAAAAATTGCTGAGGGTGATTAAATTTAAGGTATGTAGTCCAGGCGGATAAAGTTGCATATGCTACTGCGTGGGACTTATTGAATGAATAATTAGCGCTATCTTCTGCGACTTTCCATAAGACCTCCCCAACTTCCTCTGGCAGATTGTTTTTTCTGATTTTGTTTTCTATTTTTTCCTTCCAAGCTGGCATCTGGTCGACTTTTTTCTTTCCAACGATTCTTCGCAGTTGTTCGGCCTCATCTAGCGTAAAGCCTACCTTAACTGCCATTTGCATTAATTGCTCTTGATATAAAGGAATGCCTCCAGTGTAATCTAAAACTTCATCATAAAACTCATGAATGCTCTGAGGCTCTCCTGTGGATGAATATCGAACATATGGATCCAAAAAATCTAATGCACCTGGCCTGCCAATCGCTATAGCCGCACTTAGCTCTTCTAAGTTCTTTGGGCGTATTTTTTTACAAACCTTATAGTTGGTGTCGGATTCGATTTGAAATAAACCGTGGGGGCACCCTAGCGCCTGTAAGGGCTTATATACGTCTTCGTCTTCGAGGTCGACTTCGTAAATATCAATATCTAGGGTTTTGCAAACATTATAAATAACGCTCAGGGTTCTCAACCCTAATATATCGAATTTCACCATCAGCTCCGCAACCCAGTTCATGTCATATCCAGTCACCAATGCTCCGTCGTTGGTGGTTTGGATGGGGCAGATGTCTGTTAGCTTATCGAAAGAAATCGCAATTCCACTTGGGTGAACTCCAGTATTTTTGTTTAAACCTTCGAGTTTTAGAGAAATTTCAAAAATTTCTGGATTTGCTTCTGCCCACTCTCCGAACTTTTCGCTTTCAGCGACCGCTTCTCTCAAGGGAACTACAATTCCGAATCTTTTGGGTATTGCGTCGCTAACTTCATTAACCTCTTGTTCTGTATACTCGCCTACGATTTTACCACATTCCTTAATGCATAATTTACCACTCAGAGTATTGAGGGTTAAAATCTTTGCCGTTCTTGAGGGGTGCTTTCGTTCGATATATTCGATGACCTCCGCTCTGCGCTCATAGGCGATGTCATTATCCACGTCCGCAAGTAGGCTTCCGTCAAGGTACGCTATCCCATCCTTCATTATCTTTTTTGCCCTGCTTTTTGATACGAAGCGCTCAAAGAATAGATTGTATCTTACTGGATCTACATTCGTAACCCCTATTAGGTAGAGAACAAGCGAGCCAGCCGCAGACCCGCGTCCTGGGCCAGTTGGAATATCGTTCTCGTGGCAATAATTAAGGATGTCCCAATTAAGCAAAATATAATCAATAAAACCCAAATCGCGGAGGATTTCAAGCTCCATTTTGGTTCTCTTATAATATTCGGTCTTGTTTTCGAATTCATCTATATTCCTGTCTTTAACGCCTTTGTGGCATAATTTTCTTAAAAAATCAAAATTTGAAACACCCTTCGATATTCCCAGCATTTTATAATATTTATCCTCTATTTCGGTTTTCGGAAGCCGAACTCCAGGAGGGACACAATTGTCGTAGGCCTCAAAGTCATTTAGAAAGTCGCTCATATTTCTATATCCCATATCATTTTTTTGAAAACTTCGTAGTTTACGCTAATGTCGTAAAGTGCGTCGTGTAATCTTGTGGGGTCAAAGTCCACTTCGTAGTCTTTGCAACATTGTTTGAGGTTGCATCTTAAGCCTCTTTCTATCAAGTTACTAAGTCTGTATTGCCAGGCTAGAAAATTGTCTCCCTTGTTTAATTTTATTTGCTTCTTTATCGCTTTAGCCAGACAGAGAGTGTCCACTAGCTTGAATGTGTAGCTGTGGTCTAATTTGGCGTCAGGGTTTATTAGTTTTCGATGAAGGTTGTGCATATAAACGTCAAAGCCTAAGAGGTTGTGTCCAACCTTTATGTACTCCTTGTCATACAAATATGTTTCTAAGTGGTCTAGAGCCTTCTTCGGGTCAATCGCTTTTTTATTGTATTTCGTTTTGGAAAAGCCAGTAATTTTGGCCGCTTCTGGGGAAACATTCAAATCGTCCCACTTTAACCAATAATCTTGCTTGTCGAGTATTTTGTTTCCTTGCGCCACAACAAACGCAAGCTGCCAGGGCTTATTGTGTCCAGCAACCAAGTTAAGATTACAAGTTTCGTAATCAAAGATTAGGTATTTTTGGTCTTTTCGGAACCTAAGTAGCGTTTCTTTCATTTAACTCCTTCCAGCTTTCGAAGCAAAACGTGTCGCTTCCGAAATGATCCAAGTTTGGTTTTGATAAAGTTTTGTTTCCAAAGCCTCTTCCGCAGATGCATTTATAGGTTTGCAGGGCGGTGACGTCTTTTTTGTTTTTATAATAAATGCTTTTTGCTAATTCCGTTTTATAATTATTACTTGAAGCGTACTCTGAGACCCTAGACTTAATAAGCTTATCAAAAGGGAGTTCGTTGTTTTCTATAAAGAGTGTTGGTTTGGTAAAAGAAAAGCTTGGAGTGCAATTGCTGAAGCGCATAGTATTATTAAATATAAAGGAATCATAAAAAGGAATCGCAAGTTTAAGGTGATCGTCATTCCATAGTTCCTTAAGGTGCGCAGAGTCTGTTGCGTTATGGAGAGTCGTGAATGCTTCGCTGTAAATTTGATTTAGTAATCTGCACCCTTCATTATTTTTAGAAAAAACAATAATTTTATGGCGGGAATTTTGTTCTTCCTTCTTTGGGTCTAGCGTTGCGTCTTGGCACATGTCCAGTCGCAACCCGAAGACTATCTGCATGTTATGACTTTCTGCCACTTTCTTGGCTTGAAGAAAACCCGTGAGAGAGTCTTCTACAAGGACGATTTTCTTGAGATTGTTTTCCTCTGCTATATCGAAAATACTATCTGCTCCTCCAGGTTTCAGTGTAATTGGATCATCAAGGGTAAGTATACTTTTTCCTATAGAGAAGTGTGATTTGAACAAAGCTAACATGCCCAATATCTTAACATATTCATTCTCTAATGTCAAGCAATAAATACAGCCCCCAGTTTAAATTTTAATTGACATAGTGCATTGGATATGCTACAATTCTAAACAATATTATGAATATAAAAGTTAAAAAAAGAAACGGTCGACTTCAAGACTTCCTAGTGGAAAAGATTAATGCGAGTGCAGAAAGAGCGTGCGAGGGGATAACGGATATTTCCGCAAGTGAAACAGTGCTTGACGCTCAGCTCCAGCTCTACGATAAAATCACCACGGAGGAAATAGACAAAGCTCTAATCTTGTCTGCCAGGGAGAAGATCGAGAAGGAGCCTAACTATAACTATGTGGCGGCGCGGCTACTCTTAAATAGTCTATATAAGGAAGTATTCCGCGAGGGAGTTGATTCTGATACGTTTGAGCTTCAATATAAGAAAACTTTTATCCAGAACATAAAAACGCTAGTCAGCGTTGGAAGGATGGATGAGAGGCTTTTGACTTTCGATCTAAAGAAGCTGTCTAGAGCTATAGATATAAAAAGAGATAAGAAATTTAAGTATCTTGGAATTCAGACCTTGCATGATAGGTATTTTATACGCGAGAATGATAAAATCATGGAGGCTCCGCAAGCATTTTGGATGAGAGTCGCTATGGGACTTTCCCTAAATGAAGAAAATAAGGAGGAATATGCAATTAAGTTTTATAATTTATTTAGTCAGTTTAGATATACCCCGTCCACCCCTACTCTATTTAATAGCGGAACATCTAGATCTCAATTGAGCTCTTGCTACCTTAATACCTTCGATGATTCTATAGATGGTATTTTTGACGGGGCATGGCAAGAGGCTAGGAAGTCTAAATACGCTGGAGGACTAGGATTAGATGTGACTCCTTTTAGATCTACTGGCTCTTATATAAAGGGAACTAACGGAGTCTCTAGCGGATTAGTGCCTTGGCTTAAAATATATAATGATTTATTGGTTGCGGTAAATCAGGGGGGCAAGAGGCCAGGAGCTGGATGCGCTTACCTTGAACCGTGGCATTTGGATTATGAGGAGTTTTTAAATCTTAGGAAAAACACTGGAGACGAAAGACTCCGCTGTCACGACCTAAACACCGCATCATGGATTCCTGACCTTTTTATGAGGAAGGCTCAAGCGGCAGAGGACTGGTATATGTTTGATCCTTGCGAATGCAAGGGCCTCCACGATCTATATGGTAGTAAATTTGATGAAAAATACGCTGAGTACATAAGACTCGCAGAAAACGGAAAGATAAGGAACTTCAAGAAAGTTAGCGCGAAGGATTTGTGGAAAAAGATGTTGAAAGTTTTGTTCGAAACCAGCCACCCTTGGAATACGTTCAAGGATCCGTGTAATATTAGATATACCAACCAGCACGAGGGGACTGTTCACAGCTCTAATTTGTGTACAGAGATAACCCTGCATACCAAGGCTTCCCAATATAGGGATGGAAAGAAAATCCAACACGGGGAGACTGCCGTCTGCAACCTGGGGTCAATTAATCTCCCAAATCACATCAATGAAACCTTTGGAAAAGACGGAGCTTCTCTCAAGAGAGAGCTTGATTATCCAAAGCTCGAAGAAACTATTCACTTGGCGATTCGCGCTCTTGATAATGTTATTGATATCAATTTTTACCCAACAGAGGAATCTCGCCAATCAAATCTTCTCCACAGGCCAATAGGACTGGGCGTTATGGGGTTGCACGACACCCTCCATTCGTTTGGGATTAATTTTGACAGCGATGAAGCTGTAGAGTTCAACGATAAGCTTTTTGAGTTTTATAGTCACCACGCTATTCTAGCTAGCTCGAAACTCGCAAAGGAGAGGGGCAAGTATCAAACCTACGATGGATCCCTTTGGGATAACGATGTTTTCCCTATTGATAGTTGGAAAAACTTAATGGACTATAGAGGTAAGGAGGTATCCACCGAGACCTCTTCGGATTTTAGTTTTATTAGAGAGCATGTTAAGGAACACGGAATGAGGAATTCCAACGTTATGGCTATCGCTCCTACTGCAACGATTGGGTACATCAATGGAGTGGAGCAGAGTATCGAGCCTAACTTTTCTACATTGTTTGTTTACGAGAATAAAAGCGGGAATTTTTACATAACTAATGAATACTTTATAAGGGACATGAAGGATCTTGGTCTTTGGTCTTCCAAGATGGCTTCTTTAATTAAAAACGTGGATGGAGACATTTCTTTATTGAATGGAGAAATTCCAGAATGGATTAAGGTGAAATATAAAACGGCTTTTGACAGGGATATGTTTAAGCTTATAGAGTGCAACGCGGTTAGGCAAAAATGGATGGACCAGTCTGTTAGTTTTAACCTATATAATAAAACAACTTCCCTGAAGTACTTGAATGACGTATATATGGCCGCTTGGGAGGCTGGGCTTAAGACGACTTACTACCTCAGGAATAGAGCCGCTTCGAAAATAGAAAAATCTACAGATGAAGTTGCTGGTAGCGAGGTTGCTTCATGCAGTATAGATGCGGCATCTCGAGGGGAAAGTTGTGAGAGCTGTCAATGAGTTGATCCATTTACCGCTTGACTTCGTTGTATATTTTTGTTATCATATAAAGCTATGAATGATAAAACTGGAGAATTATTGTCTACTGATGTAGCGGGGGTGAATAGGATTTTACCTCATAAACATAAATACGCTTGGGATTTATTTCTGAAGAGCTGCGCCAACAACTGGATGCCTACAGAGATCTCAATGCAAAACGATATCAAACAATGGAAACATGGAGAAATTACGGATGATGAAAAACTCCTCGTCAAGAGATGCCTCGGGTTTTTTGCTGGAAGCGAGTCTTTGGTTGGTAACAACCTGCTGCTTTCTGCTTTTAGATTTATTACGGATGCTGAATGTCGCCAGTATATTCAGCGCCAAGCTTTTGAGGAAAGTCTTCATAACCTTACCGTTGTATATATTTGTGATAGCCTGGACCTGGATATCGACGAAGTATTTAATGCATACGAAACCATTCCTAGCATCAAAGCTAAGGATGATTTCCTCATCGAGATTACCACGGACATTAGCAGGCCAGATTTCGACGCTACAACGAAAGTTGGCAAACAAGAAATCTTAAGGAATCTTCTAACTTATTACATAGTTTGCGAGGGAACGTTTTTCTTTAGCGGCTTCGCAATGCTTTTGGCTTTAGGTAGGCAAAACAAACTTCAGGGAGTCTCTGATCAAATCAAGTATACCTTGAGAGATGAAAGTATCCATATTCAGTTTGGAGTTTATGTTATAAACACACTGATTGAACAGAACCCTTCTATCTGGACAAAGGCAATACAAGGGGAATTTATTGATCATATCAAACGGGCCGTGGAGCTGGAAATAGCATACGCTCACGATGTTCTCCCTGTGGGCATACTGGGCTTAAATGCGGATATGTTTGTGGATTATATGCATTATATTGGCAATCGACGATTGGAGTCTATAGGGTTAGATTATAGATTCCCTAATGACCAAAACCCATTTCCCTGGCTAGGTGAGGTAGTTGACGTTCAAGCTATGGGCAACTTCTTCGAGAGAAGGGTTAGGGAATACCAACAGGGAGGCTCCCTTGAAGACGATTTTTAAGTCAATATATATACTGTATTAGTATACGCTTACTTGTCGCTTCTCAACTTTGTAGTTGGAGGCGACTATTTCTTTGGCAATGTCTGCCTCGTGCCAATCTAGAACTTTTACTTTCTTATTGTTTAAGTCTTTATAATGAGAAAAGAAGTTTTGGCATATTCTCAAAAAATTAGAATCAATGTCTGCTAATGACCTATACTCTTTAACATGAGATACTGGAGTTGTTAGCACCTTATAGTCTTTAAACCCTTCGTCCTCCATATCTAAAACCCCTATGACTCTTGACTCAACTAAAGTCCCTGTGTCTATTGGCATAGCGTTATATACCAAGACATCTAGTGCATCTCCATCTTCCGCTAATGTTTGAGGTATGAACCCATAACTCGCAGGATAGACCATAGCGCTTAATAAACTTCTATCGTAAGTGAATACCCCTAACTTTGGATCATATTCATATTTGACATTAGTATCTTTTGGTATCTCGATAATCGCATTAATTCTTTGAGGGGATTCGGGATGGGTCGGAATGTTGTATAAATTCATTTATTGTATAAATAGCCTTTCTTGAGAGATGCCTCCATAAAAATTTATCTTAGAGCAGTTCTTTGGCAATTCTTTAAGCCTGCAATGTTCGTGATACAGGAAAGGTCTATTTCCCCTAAACCAAAAAGAACTTGTGCCAAAAGTGCTATTGCTTGCAACCATATGGCTACCTGTAACAAACCGCCTCCATATATTTGCAATAATATCTTGGGGCGGACAAGAATGCGCGGTTCGACCATCCTTTCGATTTGGACCTAGATGCATTTTAACATTTTTCATACAACCAAGCCTTTCAACTGTTTCTTCCGACGCGAGGGTTTCTGTAAAAATATTAATATCTAAATTTTTCGAGTTTTGACCGTTTATAGAATCTATTAAATTAATCCAGTAAGATATTGGGAATTGATATTGTGATGATTTCATATTTTCGTGAAGACGTTTATTAAACCAGTCAATTCCTCTATTAATATGTACATTAATTTCTTCACGAAAAATATCGTTTGGGTTCTCCAATAGAAAAGAATCTTCAAGTTGTTGCATTGTTTTTTTTACAACATATTTATCTGTTATTTGATGGGCATATAAATTTAACGCTTTTTCTGCTTTCCTGGAATCTAGAATAAACAGAACGCTTTTTTCTTTATTATTTATATTTGCGATCATGTCTAAGGTTGAAGAATCCATTCCTTTTTTTAGGTTAGATTGTCCAGGTATTAAAATTTTTTTAATATTATTAGGAAGCTCTGCGGAGCAATTATGTATACCAGTAAACCTCGTTATATCATTTGTTGTATTGCTTGTGTGATAATACTGAGCCCCAATAAGATTTGATAAAAGCACGGCAGAGATTTGCTCATTAAGTCGATGCCCGTGGTTGCCCTGAGGGCTACTCAATGCGGTTACATAGTTCATAATTTATTTTGTTATGCTCATATTTGCTCCAGCCTCTTTAGAAATCCCCTCGCTTCTTTTAACGCTCTATCGAAATTGCCTTGTTCTATAAAAAACCCCATTGACTCATTCATGGATTCTAGGGACTCTCTTTTTTCTTTAGTCATGACCAAGCCTGGAGATTCTAGGGCAAGTAGCATTTTGTGGGTAATACCTAGGAGTTCTAATTCTTCCTCTTGTTTCATGGCATTATAACTCGCTTAAAAAACTCAGCAAACGTTGGGCTTGAACTTTATTTTTTGTCATTATCGTTTCCCCGCTCACCAAGGCGATTTTTGATTAGTCTTTATTTTTTTTAACTTTGGCCACGTGCTCACCTACATTTCCAGCAGCATACAGACCGAAGATCCACTTCACAAAGTCTGCCCATTCTGGGAAGCTGGCTTTATTAGCAAAAACGAATCCACAAGCTGAGCAAAAGCATATTGCCGCACATAAAAGTTTCCTACTTTTCAGGTTCATGCCAACACGTCCTTAATTACGTTGCCATTATGTGCAATCTTAAAAGGTCTTCCGCTTGGAGAGTATTCAGTTTTTCCTATATCGATCCCCATTGCGTGAGCTATCGTTGCATTCAAGTCTTCCATGCCTACTCCTTTTTCTTCTATGTAATGACCTCTATCGTCTGACTTTCCGTATGAATAACCAGGCTTAATTCCGCCTCCCGCGAGTAGAGCGCTAAAAGAAGAGGGGTGATGGTCTCTCCCGACTCTGCCAGTCTTAATTTCTGGAGATCTACCAAATTCACTGGCGACGACAACCATAGTCTCAGAGAGAAGTCCCCTCCTATCTAGATCTTTAAGAAGAGCTGAAAGCCCCTGGTCCAATGTTGCAGCTTTAGACTCGAGATTTCCAAAGACATCATTATGCATGTCCCATCCTCCGTACTGAACCTCCACAAACCTTACGCTATTTTCAACCAACCTTCTCGCCAGAAGACATCCTTGTCCGAAGTTATTGTCTCCGTATTCGTCTCTGGTGGCTTGACTTTCTTTCGTTAAGTCAAACGAGTCGAGATCCTTGCTTTTCATTAACTTAATCGCGTCATCATAAAGGTCCGTATATGCTCTGACTTGTTTTTGTGGAAAGTCATTTAGGAAATTTGAATTAAAAGATTTTGATATATCCAGTCTTTCGTTGTATAGGTTTTGACTTACATATCCAGCTTTTTTTACGTTTTGAATTCCTGCGCTTGGGTTCCCTAATGGAAGTGGCCCGTATTTCTTTTCTAAATAGCCAGCGCCAAGAATATCACTACCGCCATTTATCCGAACATTAGCTGGGAGAGTGGGGTTGAGTTGTCCTCTTTTTTTTGTAATCCAACTTCCTAGGGTCGGATGAATGATAGTTCCTCTTTTTTGATAACTTGTATGTAAAAGGTAATTTGCTTGCTGGTGCGCCCCTTGGTTTGTATTTAGAGAGCGAATGAGTGAGGCTCTATGCATTTGTTTTGCAGTCTCTGGGAGCCAATGACCTAGTTGGATTCCGTCTGCAGAAGTATCTATTGCGGTTGTTTCTCCCATAACCTCTTTATTCTCGGGCTTGGGGTCGAAGGTATCAATGTGAGTCATCCCTCCCGCCATATATAAAAATATAACGCTTCTTGCCGTTGGTATGTTTGCTGGGACATTCGCCGCGAAAAGATCCCGACTCCCAAGTATTGCCCCCACTCCCAGTAGGCTTTTTGCTATATTTTCTGCGAATTTTCGCCTGCTAGTTTCTTCCATGATTACTTTTTCTTTTTGTATGGTTTGTAGCCAGCTTTGTTTTTCATAATCTCTTTATGCTTTTTCATAAAAGTCTCATGGTCTGGCCCTGCCATATAAAGAGTCTTTCCATCTTCTGTTTTGTGGGTATGAAATCCTTTTAGACCAAGCTTTTTCGCGTCTTTGATCGCTTCTTCCTTGCTTTCAAAATAGTGTTTTTCTGCGTCAGATCCTTTAGTGATTTTCGTAACGCTTTTCTTCGTCCACATTTTACAAGACCAGTAACCTGCTTTTGTCTTATCTTTTTTTTTCGAACAGTTATGTCTGGCTCTAAAGCTTTTTCTTCGCGCTGGATCATCTCGCTTTATCTCCATATTTGGATCTCCAAAATTAACCTTGACTATGTTGCCTTTTTCATTTTTGACATAGACCGAAAACTTTTTGGGTCCCCCTGGAGTCCTGAAGGGCTTGTTGAGTTTTTTACCTTTATTTTTTTCCGCCGCCCAAGACTCTTCTGAGGTGATTTCCTCGAAACCCTCCTCCTCTAGCAGTCTTGCTTTTATTTTTTCTGTTAAATTGATTTTAAATTCTCGTTGTTTCATTGTTCCGTATTACACTTATTTTATAAATACAAATTCATGTGAATTTAATAAGACCCAGGAAACATGCTTGAAGCCATCTTTGGAATCAATTAGCTTTTTAAGGGCATTTATTTCCTTTGTTGTTGGTTTTCTTGAGAGCGTCGAGAGAAACACGCTTTCTATCTGTTTGTTTTTTACAGTTTCAGCCTGAACTTGTTTCATGAAGTCTGCATCCTTCTTGTTTAGAATGTTGGTTTCTACGAAGCCGTTGAGAAGGGTTAATACTTGTGTGGTGTTTGGTTCGTTGTTGCTATTATCTATTTGCTCTCTATCGCTTCCTCCGAATTGGCGAATGAGATGTCCGCTGGGAGCAGGCGATTGCAAATAACTACTTCTCACCAGGTTTTTGTCTCGAAAATTTTTCATTTCCTCTGTTTGGTAATGGTCCGCACCCAATACTCGTAGAAAATTTCGATCATTAGGGCTTTCTTTCGCTAGTTGCTTGAAGTCTGCATATATTTCTTCAGCGGTTACATCCTTATATCTTTTATATATTACACTGTGGTCGTGCTGATTATGGAGGTATGTTCTTGTTGAGTCATCGATCTCATTATATACTAATGTAACCAAAGAGTCCCACACTTGCTCTCCAGTCATTCTTCGTAATAGTGGGCCTGCAAAGGAATATTCTTCTAATGATTTATAATCTTGCCGCATGCTTTGTCTTTGGAAGAGCCTTGTATTGAGCAGCACTCTTTTATATTCCCTTAAATCATAATTTACGCTTACCATGATTCTTTCTAGGTGCTTCATTAATTCTTGATTGCTTGCAACAGTGTCGTCCATCATTGTATCTATTGGTTCGATTAAGCCGACTCCAAAGATATGTTTCCAGATCCTGTTTGCGATCATTGTGGTAAATCTAGGATTATCCTTGCTTGTTATCCACTCCGCAAGAACTAGTCTGCTTTTGGGGTCAGGATTTTTAGGATCAAGGACAGGTTTGGGGGTAAAGATAGCCTTCGCGTGAACGACATCTCCTGGCTCTCCGTCGCTTTCCGCATAATCTTTTGGCAGTTTAATTTTTCCTGTACCGCTATTCTCTAACCCAAAATAAGTCGCATCTCTAACTTGATTTCTCCAGTTGTTAAATGTCCCAGATCTTTCGTCTTCGTCCTCTCTGATGATTTTATTTAATTTGCCGATCTTTTTATTTGCATCATTTAATCTTACATTACCTATCCCAGACGTGAAGGCGGTCATCTCGTAAAATTCCTTTTGCGTCCACCTGTCAAAGGGGTGATCGTGACACATTGCACACTGCAATCTTGTGCCCAAAAACACCCTAATCGTATGAGAAAGATTATCTTCTTGCATGCCTCTATCTCTTATATAGTAACTGACTTCTGGGCCGTTGCCATATAGTTCTCCAGCGCTCGATATTAGATTTCTTACCATTTCGTCATAGGGCTTTTTCTCCCTCAGCGCTTTTCTCAACCATTCCCTATATACTGACCCCACGTTTATATTTGTTCCCGCTGGTCGATCTTTTACCCTTAGCATGTCTGACCACCAGTTAATTTGGTGATTTACGTAGCCCTCAGAATTTAAAAGTTTTTGTATTAATTTTTCTTTTTTGCTCGGGTCTCTATTGTCTACAAATTCTATCAACTCGGATTGAGAGGGTATTCTTCCTATGAGTGTTAGGTATACCCTTCTAGTATACGAGTATTCGTCCAGGCTTTTGGTTTTATTTATTTGTTTAGATCTTAGGTTCCCGTCAATCAACTTATCGATATGGGCTGCATAGCTATTTCTCGTCCCCTTGTCTAGGGGAGTCTTAAGTGATGGAATGCTGCTATACCTATCCTGTGAGTGGTATAATTCTATTTCTTTTTGAGAATCAATCGTTAGCAAGTTGATTGGAAATTTAAACTTTTGAAGGTCTTCTGCTCTCTCAATGGTTACGTGAGATCCGTTAGCCTCCAGAATCTTTCCATCAAGGACGTTTCCGTCGTTAAAGTATATTTTTCCTGCACAGCAGATTAGCGGGGACAACAAGAGTAATAATATTAATCTCATCTGTCATTCTGTTTGCCGTCGGTAAGTCCTGAGCCCTTTTCTCTCAAGTCTAGACCCACCTTCCTGGACGCACCCATGATCAATTCTAAATAATATTGTGGATCACCCGAATCCTTGGCGTGGTATTCGTCGCTGAATACGACACCTTCCTTGTGTTTAATGTTTCGTTTGTTCTCTTGCCAATAATACTTTTTAAGATTTGAATTCTCTAGGTACCCCGTCCCTTGCCATGCGCATTCCACAAATTCTTTGAACGACTTCGCAAAGGTTTTTCCCCTATCTACTTGAAACATTACTCCGCGATATAGTCCACCATATTGGTTTAATTCCGCTTTCAGTTTCTGCAAGTCTTTAGCGTAATGATCTTGAGGTTTTTTGTTAAACGTTGGTAGGTGATATGCAGGAGCCGCCTCATCTTGGAAGACAAGAGCCAAGACGTTTGCTACTTTGGTTGCTTGAGTGAAGAACTGTAAGGTTCGCTCGCCGTTACCGTCTATAATCGTAACCCTTCTATTGTAAAGTGATTCGTCGTTATTGTAATACGGAAGAAGGGCGTTTTTCAACAGCGTATCTTTCATGATCTCAAGTTGCTTGCGCGTGTCCAGAATAGAACCGCTTCCATCAACATGCATCATGATATGTAATGCCCCATCGGGCGGAAGGTCGTATTCGTGTTTTCCATGTCCGCCGTGTCCGCCATTGCAACCCGCTCCGTGCTCTTCGCACCCAACCCCTAGCCCGAGTTTTTCTTTTATGGTGCCCGTTACTAATCCAGCTGCAACTCCAGCGCCAGCCCCACTCATTAACCCTCCAACTCCGCCAATCTGAGGCAAAGGGGAAGAGCCTGGATCGGATGGAGTACTTCCTTTATCAAGGGGGTTGGAATAACTCGACACCTCGTCTCCGTCTTTTATGCCATCTCCGTCTGTATCTGAATTATTAGGATTTGTCCCCAATTGAGCCTCAACAGAAGCTGGCAACCCATCTTTATCCTTGTCGTTTTCTGGAGTAACCTTCATGTTTATTGGAGTAGGTGACGCAGAGCCAATTCCTCCAAGAGCGGGTACTGTTTTTCCATTAAGGACCGCTTCCCCTATTCCAGCTCCAATCCCAGCGAATCCCACAGCGGCGCCAACTCCTGCATTTCCTATGCCTGCTCCTACTCCTTGACTGGGGTAATTATAAGCGTATAAATCGCCTTTATCCTCAACAAGCCCTTCTGGCCCGAACCCATCTTCATTTGTAAATGACTCTATCGAAATGTCTTCATCTTCGCCATCATCGATTGTCAGGTTTCCTAAGTCTTGACCGTCAATCCCGTATTTGTCGTCGTCCGAGAGTATATTGTTGTCTGATAAATTCTCAAGCCGTCGATCCAATACCCCAGCATCGTAGTCCTCGTTTACTCTAACGTAGTCATCGCCGTGATTAATGGGGCGATTGCGGTCCACCACAACATCATCGTTATGGCGGCGACCACCATTAGCTCTACTATGAATTGTGTCATCTGCTCCCCTAATTATACCCACACCTCTATCATTGTCAATGTAAATGTTGCCATCGTGATTATTTCCGAGGTTTGTTATTGTTCTGTCTCTAACAATATCGATGCCATCGCTAACGACAAGATGGTTTCGAGCTAAGTCGAGTCCGATATCACCATCTCTAACAAAACCTCTATCAACATATACAATTTCTCTACCTTCTGGGTCTAAAATGACAGGCTCTGGCTCCACATCTACGTCACCGATATTTTCGACCAAAGTCTCTGGCACATCTTCTATGTGTTCAACGGCTACTACTGCGTCGGGTGGGCTACCAGCCACTATTAAAACTACAAAAAAGGACATCATTAGATATCCAGCCACTAGATTTATGAGCGATGCTCGTTTTATTTTTTTATTTTTCATTGTTTAAAATTTTTAATTGGTTTGGTCTGAGGTGGTGTTATGATATGCGTCTGGGTATAGTTCATATGGCGTTATTGCCTCACGTGCATTATCTACATAGATTGCCTCCGCGGATATTATGCATGCCGCTATGAATAGAGCAGCGATTGAAATTAAAAGAAGACTCTCTTTCATTGTGATGTTTATTTTACGGCGTCTAATAATACCCATTTCTTTGTCTTGAAGTAAAATACTCGTCGGGGCTTGGTGCCATATTCGTATAGCATCCAGCCGTCGGATTGGGAATATATATACGGCATAGTTGCGGGCGATAAGTATACCCATTTTAATTCTTGAGAGAACACCCATCCATTAAATATAGTGCCTGGACCATCGTCCAACAAGCTCTCTAGATCTTGGATTTCTGAGCGATGCTCTTGGATTTGCTCTTCAGCGGCATTTAAGTCCTCCAGAGACTCTTTAAGCTTTGCATTCAGCTCTTTATTTTCTTTGCTAGCCAGCTCAATTTCAGATTCAAGCTCTGCAATTTTTTCCTCAAAGCTCTCTGGAGAACCGCTCACTTCATTTGTGACGCTAGCGGGAGGCTCTGGGGGGTCGTTTTCTGCGGGATCCGCGGCGTTTGATTCTTCCTCTCCTTTGTTAGGGGCTTTTTTTCCCGCTCGGCGCTCACGACCAGGAAGCGGAAAGGTTAACGAATTACTAGCGAAAGCTTTCTGTTTTTCTGCATCAACATGTCGAACGCGATCTTCGTCTCCATGCAGTCCGATTCCTATGCAGAGTAATAGTGGTAGTAGTTTATTTTTCATTTTCGCCTTTTGATTGTAGATACTTTATACCCAGCTTTTATTATTGCTTTATGTATCTCTTTATCTGTTAAGGTATCGCTTTTGAGGGTATATATGTATGTAAGGTGATTTTCAATATCAAACTTAATCTTTTCAACCTTCTTTGTTTTCATTAAATTCTTTTTTATCCCAATACCGCACGAAGAGCACACCAAGCCCAAAACTTTAACCTCGATTACATTCGCAAGTATAATGGAGGGCAACAATAATAATAGCAGTAATATTTTTTTCATTTATGCATTATTCTCTTCTGTCCTTGGTTTGGGTTTTGCCTCTAACTTCTTGAGTTAGCGCTTTTTGAGCCTCCTTGATTGCTTTATGCTTATCGGCGTTTGATTGCTTGAAGAGCTTGATTAGCTCCAACCGCTCTTCTTTGGGCAGCTCTCTTGAGTTCTTCAGCTTTTCGCGAAACTCTTCCTTGACTGCGTTGAATTCTTTTTGCTTCTCATGAACTTGTTTCAGCTTTTCCTTTACTTCTGCAGTTGGTTCGGGTTTCTTGGGACGCTCTGGACGATTTTTCTTTTGCCATTCATTAATCATCTTTCCCAATTCCTCTTGCGCCTCAATCGCGTCTTTGTTTTCCGCACGGAACTTTTCAAGTGTCTTGCGAACTTCCTCGCGGGATGGTTTCTTTCCGAGAGTCTGCAGGTTCTTGCGAAGGCCCTCCTGTAATCCCTTTTGCGTTGTCTTGTGCAAATCCATCTTTTCCTTAATATCTATAGGCGGTTCTGGGCGAGGCTGTGGTTTTGCTGGGGGTTTTGGTCTTGGTTTTAGCTCTTCGACAGGTTTCTTCTTGCCCTCTCCCTTATCAGAATCCTTTGCGTCCTGTGTTAGGTTGTCCATAATCCAATGCGACAGGGTAGAGCTTCCACGACCATATGGAGCAGGCAACGGAATAAAATCACGCGTCTGAATCTTGGGTGGGTGACCCCAGTGCTTCGGGAATATTTTCTGCGGGTGAGGCTTTTCAATCTGAGGCTTCTCTCCCAGCGAACGTTGTTGACTAAATAAAAAGGTCGTTAAACCTATCGCGAGAAGTATGGTGATATATAATGATTTCATTCATATATTCTACACTATTTTCGGACGGAAGTCAAGTTGTTAATTCTTGAAGCAAGCATCTCCTCAGTCGGCGAAAAAATCATCATCGAGCTCAATGTCTATGTTTCCAGAGTCGATGAGTTCCTGCTCTTTTTCTCTAAGAGCTCCAATCATTACGAAGGTATTAATGTCGAACTCCTTCAGGTATCTGTCTACGATGCTATCGAGCTCAAAGCGAAAAGCGTCCGTCTGTTCATCGTAATCTCTCGGCCCCGTAAAATACAACTCGTCGTCCATTGTATACTATAGTACACAATACCGCATTACAATCAAGTGGAGTTATTATTTTTGAACTAGGTCGTACAGCTTTCTCACGTCCATGCGCCTGTCCTCCAACCTCTTGTCTATCGACACCCACCTCTCCGCGTCTCTAGCTTCGTTTTTAGCTAGCGTTATGTTCATGTCGTCAACCTTCTCTGCGACCAAGTTTAGTCTTCGAGCCTCTTTCTTAAGGAAGAAGCCTAGTATAGATAAACAAGTCCCGACTCCTATTAGTATATATTCTGATATATCCATACGCCTATATACACAAGAAGGGAGTTGATTTGTCTATAGCTCCTACTATTTTAGTCTGAGAATTTTAGAACTTCTTTTATAATGTCGCTAAGGGGTTTCGAGTCTGTTTCTATAAGTTTCGCAGGGGTTTGGAAGTGATTGGACTCGTAAAGATTTGTAAGTTCTTCTAGCGTAATATCTTCGAGATGGGATTTTCCGTAAGGGGTCTTTATAGAGCTCAGCTTTTTACCATAAATATCTCTTCGATTCTCCAGGGTTTCCTTTGAGGCTATACAGTATATGGTCTTCCAAGACTGTCCCGATGATTTCATTGTTTGCATAAACGCTTCTTTATTTGCCCCCACTCCAGAAAACTCGAATATATTTTTTTGAAACGGGGGGTTTGATGCGATTCTGAGAAAACGATACCACGCTCGATATTCTCCAACGTAAGAGCCGTTTGAGAATTTTTGCCTAAAGCCGTCGATAGAGAAGTGCTCTTGGAATCCTTTTTTACAGAGAGCCTTAGCTATCGTACTCTTGCCAGAGTTAACGAGTCCCACTATTAATAGATTACTCTTTTTCATTTCTTTGTATAACTCTAGTCTTTTCCGAAATCAGTTCTTTTATAAAAAAGTGATATGCGTCTGCGTCGTTGTTTTCGACTGCCACCTTGACTTCGTTGTTGTATATTTGCACCCAATCTTTCTTTCTTTCGTCGAACAAAGTATCTTCTTCGGTTGGCTCTTTAGCTTGGGACTCCATTAAGAACAGAGAGGTTATTCCTCTGCATCCAGAAAAAATAAATAAGAGGCTAATCATCGCGGCTCTCAACGGAACATTCATTTTGCCGCGTCCAGAATGGCGCCCGCATCAATCCCCTGAAAGGGACCAAGGGGCTGTTTGTTTGATTCTCTAGTGTTAATCTTCGGAGATCCAGAGTACAAAACATAAATAACTGTATCGTCAACCATTACTATTAGGGCGTTGAAGGCCCACCCTTTCCTTTGCGTGACCTGCTCGAACGCCAAAAGATCTTTCCAGAAGCCTCCCACTCTCCGCTTGTCAACGTACTCTAAATTTAATTCGTAAGCCAGGCATTTCTCATGCTTATTTAACGCCCCTTCGATGCCAGGGGGAAGTTTGAGCTTATTGAAAACCGTACTATCTAGCTTAAACCTTTCCATAACGTCTAGATAAGTTAGGCTTTTTAGGTTTGGAGTTTTATTGAAGTCTATACCTAAAGCCTCGAGTTCTCCCTTGGTGGTTTTGCTTGGAATAATCCTTTTGAATGTTTGTTCTGCCTCCGCATAGGTTTTCCATGTTGCCGTTGAGGTCTCTTGCCCGCTAGGAAGGAGGGTTTTGCATCCAGAGCAAAAGGACAAAACTAAAAGAAATAATGCAAATGATATTAGCCAAAATGTTTTTTTATTATTTGGAGACATCGTCTTTCTCCGAATTTTTCAACAATTGAGCCCCTAGTCTTATTTTTGTTGTGCTGTTGAGCTCCCAAAAACCAGAGCGAGGCATATAGTCATTCATGTAGTCGCACAAGTCAAATCGAGACATCGACTGAAACTCTTTGTCTATTGGCAGTCCGAGGATATTTCCCTTTTCCTCATTGGGGTATCGGCGCAATTTCTCTACGAATATATATAGGGTTCCTACTGAATATAGCGACCATTTGATGATGAATTGAAACATGATGTTATTTGGTTTTGGGTTTTCTTTTAAATTTTACGTAAGGTCTGATGAGATAATGCTTTATAAAGCCTCCAATCTTATTTTTGCCCAGCCTCTTTCTTATTTTATTTTCCAACCTCGTAAGCGGGCAGTCTAATACCTTGGAGAAGGTTACGATCACTATGAAAGTGCATAGCGGGGCAGCGATATACCAGGGAGGGTTTTGGGAGGGTGTCAATCCTTGGTAAGCGAGAATGAAAAATGAAGATAAGTTGGCAAATACAAGTGCCCAATGAAGTAGCACTATAATTATGAGTTTAATGCTGTCCGTCTCTGGTAAGAATCCGACTCGACGGTTCTTGTTTATTATCATGCAATATATTACACAATACTTTCTAGGAATTTATAGTCTGAATCCAGCACTTCCTTTGCTAGAATATAATTTTTCTTGTCGTTGTTGCCTTTTAGGGCTCGAAACTTTTCTTCAATTCTTAATTTAGAATTTTCGAAGACGCAGTCTACGAGTTTTAAAACTTCCTTATTGTTAAGTGCTTGCGCTCGAGAGACGGATGCGGAAATAACAAATAGCTCTGCGCCTATTTCTGCCAATCTTCCTAGTAGCAATTGCTGTTTGTCTAACCCTGGGCCGTATCGAATCATAGAATGGAAAAGCTTGCGAGCTAATTTCTTGCTAGATCTTGAGACAAACCTCAGCTTGGGTTTCAGTGAGGGGTGAATATCCTTTGGGAGTTTATGGGGAATTGGGAGCCATTGCCTCGGGTACCATTTTGAGTAAAACCACAGAGCTTTGATTGCTGCGATAACCCTCTTTTTAATCGGTAGTCTGGAGTCGAGGACTGCTCCTGCCACCTTTAGGTGGGGGTCCAGGGCTTCTCTGGCCAATATAAGTCTCATTATTTCGCTTGACCCCTCAAAGATCAGGTTTATCCTTAAGTCTCTAAGTACCCTTTCTACTGCGGGTGATGGCTGCCCCCTGTTTTTTAGTGATTGTGCCGTTTCGTACCCTCTACCTCCCCTGATTTGCATTGTCTCGTCTATCATTTCCCAGGCCACCTCTGTGCCCCACATTTTGGCTATTGCGGACTCTACTCTAATGTCGTGTTTTTTATTGTCTGCCATTTGGGCGGTAAGTAGAACCATAGACTCCATCGCAAATGTACTGGAGGCGAGTTGGGCTATTTTGTCTGCAATTGCTGAATGTTTTCCAATAACACATCCCCATTGTGATCTTGTGGAGGCCCACTCTCTACAAACTTTTAGCATCCATTTTGTGGAGCCCACGCATATCGCTGGAAGGGTTAGCCTTCCAATATTTAAGGTTCCTAGGGCGACCTTCATGCCTTTCCCCTCTCCGAGAATTATATTTTCTTTTGGGATTTTAACGTTTTTAAAACTAACTATACCGTTATAAAGAGCCTTTAGCCCCATGAACCTGCACCTGTGTTCAATTTTTACTCCAGGGTAGTCCATATCTACTATGAACGCGGTGATTTGTTTTTTGCCGTTTTTGTCTGGAGTTCTTGCCATGACTACAATGTGGTCCGCTTTTAGTCCATTGGTGCACCATAACTTCTCCCCACTTAATATGAAGTGCGAGCCGTCTTCTGAGGGTTCTGCTTTCGTGGTCATTTTCGAAGGGTCTGAGCCGACCCCATCTTCGGTTAGGGCGAAGGCACTTATTGAGCCGTTGGCGAATTTGGGTAAATATTTTTCTTTTTGCTCCTTCGTCCCATACATTAATAGTGGTTGCGGAACTCCTATCGACTGATGCGCGGAAAGAAGCGCCGAAGTGTTTCCGCATTTTCCGCCACAAATCATCGCGGCTCTTGAGTAATTTGTTTGAGACAGTCCCCTTCCTCCATATTCCTTTGGAACCTTTATTGCAAAGGCTCCTATTTTTCCCAACTCCTCAAAGACCTCGTTCGGTATCTCTCCCTCTTCGTCGATCTGATCTGGGTTAATGTATTTTTCAAAAACTTCCTCCAAGTCCTCTGAGAACGCATCTCCTATTTTTTTCTGGAGGCAATCCTGCTCTGGGAATGGAAATATATCTGCGAAATTTATGGTTCCGCTATAAAGGCCCCCCGCAAAGCTTTTGCTTAAATTTTCTCTCCCTTCCTCTGCGGCCTCTAGGGCTGCAGCTTTGTCTTTTGACATTTTAGATGTATCTATGCTCATTTTAAAATTCGTAGTCTATATCTTCTTGAGCGCGCTCAAAAAACGCTATACAATCTTTTTCGGGTTTGACTTTTTTTACTTGTGTGCAGCAATATCCAGCCTCCACCATACGCTCCATTAGGGGTGTGAAGTGCTCTATTCTTAGGCGGCATTTGATTTCTTCTACTCTAGCCAGCACTTCGTGGCAGAATTCCTGACATATAGATTCTCCTTTGCTTGTCATCTTGAGTAGGTCCTGGGGCCTCCGAGAAACGGAGCCCAACCCGCTCCCATTATCATGGCGAAATCTATATCGTCTTCACTGTCGGCGATTTGTTCTTTTACGCATTTTTCTGATTC